GGAAAATACTTAGCAATATGACGAACTTTTTCAATGCCAATTTGGCCACCTTTAGCAAGAGTACGAGCAGTGTTTAGACCAACAGGGGTACCGCCGCGCTTGTGTTCCTTGCGCCACTCAAGAGCCTTCTTGGCCTCATTTTGGACACCCTTAGGAATTGTGTACATGCGACTGCCTGAGGCAATGATCTTAATCTCAAAGTTGGCAAGCGCTCCAGCAGCTAGATCCTCAACCGCGTTGGAAACCTCTATGGGAGTAGAACTCCAGTCATAGGATAATGAAAGAGATCTTGTGCTTCCTGTTTCAAGAACAAGGTTTACATTGGTGTCGATAACAACGGCGTTGTCACCAGACGCGAATAGGGCAAGTGTGTTGCTTGTTCCAATAAGATGCATTATGCCTGTCCCTTACCTTCATCAGTAATTGGTCCGCCAACTACCCACGCATCACAGGTACGTGAAGCAGCGCACTTAAAGTCTAGCATCTCGCAATATCCAAGTTCTGCCTGGTCAATTGCCGCGCTCCACTCATCGGTAGGCGCACCTTCGTTTAATCCTTCAGAGATGCAGTTCAAGACCTTTGTTGTTCTGTTGAACACAGCGCAGTTACCGCAGGTGCTCTTCTTAGCATCCTCAATGGTTACTGCCCAGCGGTCAGCTTTGTCAGCCCAGAACTCTTCACTCGGTTCCTTTGGGTTAAGAGGGCCATAGCCAATCTTCTCAATTGCATATTGGCGATTCTTTAGGTTAAGCTCGATGTCCAATGTTGCGGGTGGGCAGGCGTCACCGTAGTCAGCATCTGCGACCAGCGCGGAAGCCTGTAGTGCACCACGGAACTCAACCTTGTATTTCTCGACGTCGTCAGACAGCAACGCATCGTCACTAGCTTGTGCCATGTCAAAGATCTTAATAAACTTAGGATCGACCTCTAAAACCTCTAGGTCATCTAGTGATTCATCGTCCTTTGGTAACTTAAACCAAGCACCGTTATCGCGGATGAATAGGCCAGGCTCGCTTGAGTAGACTAGGAACTTAACCGCATTGGTCTCGTCGTCAACCGCAGCGTAGAGGTTCTCATCGTCAGCTGGTGCCTCAGGTGAAAATGCGTTCTCTACCTCTGTCATGTACCGCTCCTCAAGTGCCTGGGCAGGAACGTCAGTCGCAAGGGCAGATGCCCAAGTGCCGTCCGAGTCCTGGAATCCTCGTATGGTATAAATCTTACCGTAACTGGAGAATGTTATCTCGCCTTTAGCCTGGTCGACTTTGATATCTGAGCCATTTTCAATCGGGTAGTAACGTGTGCCACTTAGCATTCCAGCCGCGACGTGCGGGGCAGAGTCAACCTCTTCTGTGCCTACGTAATGAATAGGGTAGTAAACAGGTGTGCTGTCCTCGTCGTCAATTGTCTCCAAGACCGCAGGAGAAAGAATCAATCCCTTTTCCTTGACCTCGTCTTCAGGTGTAAACTCTAGCATGTCGTATGTCCCTTTCCTATTAGTTCGGATTTACTTGAGAGCCAATAATGATTACCGCCTCGAGTGGACGACCACCGATCTGGTCAATACCCATCTGGCGAAGCTTCTGAATAACCGCTGTTCGAGTTGCCTGGTTAGCAACAACAATGCTATCAAGGTCATCAAACGATATGCGGTGCTTAAACATAAGTTCGTAGGCACCAACCTTTGCCGCATTTATAACGTCCTGGTTTACCTGACGCTTACCAAAGTTATCGCCCGAGTTGGCATAGAAGTCTAGGCGTTGGTAGAGCTTAACGGGGTCAAAATACATAACTACTCCGTTAGTTCCAAACTCCTTAGCATCCGTGATCTTTACCGGCTTGGTAAACACGTAGTCAGCTCCACCAGTTCCAACGTCAGCCGAGCTTGACATTCCGCTTGCGCCAATGCCTTCAGTCCAACGTGTCGTTGTGGAAAGTAATCCACCCTGCGGAGTACCAATAAGCTTGGAAAGCCAGTCAGTTCGCAACTCAAACTGTTCTTCTGGAGTACCGCTACTTCCGTAGAATCCAGGGACCGTAATGTTGTGCTTAATAGCAGTCGGGCTTCCTGTTGCTGTAACGATCTTTTGAGCACCCTCTGGTGATAGTCTTGTTTCAATACGGCCAGATGCTCCTGTGGTGACGATAACGTCATCAGGTGTAATTCCGTACTTGTCCTTGATGCGCTGTAGGCTTGCCTCACGGTCTGCACCCTTAGGGTTCTTGGTTGCGTCAACCTTGCCATCAAAGATACTCATCAGGCGATTCTCAACAAGAATGCGTGAATCGGCAGGTGTTGCAGGGCGAACGTCAGAGACACCAGCCTTCTTTAAAGCATCAGCGATCTGCTCATTTGTTACATCAGCTGGAGCCTGGATCTGTACCAAGTTGTGGAATGCACGTGGTTGACCGTACTTGCTGGAAGAAAGTTTAGATGTGGCATCATAGTTGCCACGGTATATCTTGATGACAACACCTTCTGGCGTTGTAATTGTCCAGGTGACACCGTCACCCTGGTATGAGTTCTTGTCCTTCGAGATCTGGCCAACGCCATCAGCACCAACGTCAATACGGTCAACAACCATCTGTCCTTTTGTGATACCTTCTGCCTCGCGCTGTTCTGGCGTCATCTCCATTATTTCTTTTACGCGGGCGTTTCCAGCCCACGAGGTTAGCTTAAACTTAAGGCGAAGACCGTCAGTGCCTTCCTTGTCACGAACACGCATTATGCGAACATCAAGATCTTCAATTGAATCAGCGTCAATGGCAGCAGATGCACCCTTCATCGCTGCAAACTTATCGTCAGGGTTTTGCACGAGTGCAATTGCATCAGATAACGCTGGGACGTTCTCAAACTCGCTTGTGTCCCAACCTGCAGGGTTCTCAACGAACACCGCCTTTGTGCCTGCCGGTGTCATCTTTCCAGGCGTTGCCTTTGGAGCTGCCTTCTTGATTGACTCGTTAAACTCGCCTGTTGTTGAGACTGATCCTGCAGAGCGCCAACCGGTTTTACCGTCCTCGAACTGAACAAAGACATAGTTGTCCTTGTTTGGTCCTTTTAGAACAGTTCCCTTGTTACCTTTTTTATCAGTAACTTCTGCTCCTGGCTCTAGTGTTGGTGCCTCTGTCTCGGTCTCGGCCTCATCGCCTTCGCTTGGGCCCTCGTTTTTAGGAGTTCCATACGGAACTGCGTTATCAGCTATTTTCTTTAGTAGAGCATTGTTCTCTTCTTCAGAAAGAGGCCTCCACTTAAATACCTGTCCGCCGTCACCATCTGGTCCAAAGAAAGCTGGATCAGCAGGACTTATAAAGCTCGTGTTTTTCTTACCGTCAAATATGTAAACTTGTTCTCCGTCTGGTGTAATTGCTATAGTTCCATCGGACTCGTTTACTGCAATGATTTTTCCTTCTGGAGTAAACCCATTCTCAAAGGTTTTTACTACGAGATCCGCTGCCTTGTTTAGCGCAACCTCGTTGCCAAAAGGCTCATCAACTTTTGCCTCGGCTTGTGGCTCTGGAAGTATTTCTGGCTGAACGTCAATTTCATCGTCGTCACCATCGTCACCTAGTCCACTGAGGTCTGCGCCAACAGCCTCGGTAATTGCCTCAATCAAATCTGAGTCTTCTGCCGCAGACCAGTTCATGCCAAGCAGATCATTTTGCTCGATCATGTCGCGTATCTGAACAGCCTGCTCGTCTGTAATAGTCTTACCCTGCTGAGCTACAAGATCTTTGATCCACTGCGCGTGTAGCTGCAGTTTCTTTGGCTCGGCAATAGGTTCCTCGGCAGTTACAGCTTCTGGCTTACTTCCGTCTGGGATCTCTTGCATCTGTTGAACGGTAAAGTTCTTCTTCTTGCTGTCATCGCCAAGATCCTCGCCATAGACGTTGATCTTTCCGTTCTTCTGGTTTTCCCAGATACTCATCGGCTTCATCGTGCGAATCTTGCCGTTGTAGTAAAACGAGATGAGCTGGCTGTTGTCAATCGCGGATTGAATATCCTTTACCGCAGCCTCGACCGTACCGGTTGTGTCAATTACTTTTGGCTTGTCAGTCTGCTCTGTTTGAGTAGATTCATCTGTTGGACTCGGCTTTTCAGGCTGTGGGTCTTCATCTTTTGGGCCGCCACCGTCACCACCGTCGCCATTGTCATCTTTGTTTAGAGACTCAAGCTGCTTAGTAGACTTGTTCTTGATTGTGCCGTCTTCACCTTGAACATAGACGTAATTGGAATTTCCCTTATCATATTTGATAACGGTTCCAACCTCGCCAGTTTTCTTGTGGCGAACCTGCATTCCTGGCTCAATAGGTACACCATCACTTGTAACGTATGGGTTACCTGGATCCTCCGATGGAATCTCCGGCTTAGGTGTAACTGGTTGCTCGACTTCAACTGCTGGTACTTCCTGCTCTTCATCTTCAACCTTTGCTGTCTCAGCGATAAGAGAAGTGTCATCTCCGAGAAGGTTGTACTTTTCAAGAATAAATTGGCGACGTGCCTTTAGCTTATCTTTTAGTTCATCAGCCTCAGGTGAATCACCTAGCGTAGAGTCAACAAGATCGTCAATGTCGCTGTGTGAGATATCAAGAAGCTTAGACGCTGAAGCCTTTAGGTCCTCGTCGGTCATGTCACCAAACAACGCAGCGCTGGTTGGGTTCATGCTTGAGTTTCTTAGGGTGTCAAGTTCAGTAACCTCGTTACCAAACGCGGAACCTTTAGGAGATCCCATTGCACGGAACAACAGCGCACCGCCAGTGTCAATGCGGAATGCATCTCCGTCCTCGTCAATGATGATGTTGTCGTTTACAAGACCAGCGACATCCCAGTTTGCAAGCCAAGCGTCGATGGCGAAGCCTTCCTGGATTTGTTTCTTGGTCTCTGGCGTTAGATCTGTGTCGCCTAGCGTGCTGCCAGGGATGATTGATGAGAAGATCTTTTCCTGGCCATCGTCAGCTGAACCAAAACGCATCTCAGCGGCGTTAACGCCTGCAAGCTTATAGAACGCAGACGCAAGAAGTTCATTGCGACGGTGAAGCTCAGACTTAGGAGACTTGACGTAGTACTCGTTACCTTCAGCGTCCTTAAATGTTCCACCTTGGTTTGATCCTTGTTGTGGTCCTGTCTGCTCAAAGCCTTCAAGGTCGTATTCCTCGCCAAACTCTTCAATGATTCCAGCAAGCGGGCTGTCTGCAACTGGCGTAATAGCTTCAGCGTCAACTTCCGTAGCCTCAACATCTTCCTCAGTGTTTGCAATATCCTTTAGTACCTCATTTGTGTTGATACCTTGAATCTGCAGTGCGTCGCGAACAGCCTCGGCATCAACGGTGTATTCCTTTTTGTCATCGATAAGCTGGATCTTGCCTGTGCCATCTTCGATTGAACCTCTAAAGGCAGCAATCAGATCTTCCATCTCGTATGCTCGCGCGATGTAGAGAGGGTTGTTTGTTAGCGCAGCGTCAATCTCATCCGCATCCTCTAGGGACTCAGTGTCAACGTTCTCAAAAGGAGCAGGAGCAATTGAGTAATACTCCGTTGGAAGATCAATCTGCTCATTGTCAATTAGTAACGAGTCATAGTCGTTGTTAAGTCCTTCAAGAACCTCACCACGCTTATCAAGAGCCTCTAGCTCAACGTTGTAGAGAGTCTTACCGGCAGCATTTACCTTCTTGCCTACCTTTACAATTCTGTAGTTTCCCCAGGCAAGCTGCTCACGCTCCTCCTCGAACATGGAGACATTGTCGATCTTTGCAACGCTGCCCTTACCTGCAGGAATCGTGAAGATAACCGCGGCCTTGTCCTCGTTTCCGCCAAACGCGCCTGCGAACTTACCAGCCAACGCCTTGTCATCAGAGAAGCTACGCGGATCAAGTGATAGCACCTGTCCTTCTTCATAAAGATCTAAACCTTCAGAATCAAGAGGAATCTGAATTCCACGGTACAAGCTCACTGTGTTTGACGTGCTCATAGATGCAAGCAGCCTATACATTGAACCAGCAAGAGATTCGTCCATGTCAAGGGTTTCTTCACCATTGGCAACCTTTGACTTACTTCTTACAAGGTTCTCGAAGTAGCCAAACTCCTTGAATACGGCTTCAACTTCCTCGATGGAAGGTTCTGTGCCATTGTAGCTCTGCATTGCGTCTGACACTGCGTTAAACAGCATGGAATCATCTACGCCTGGCTTGGTGTATCCTCCGTCAGCTGAAAGTAGCAAGCCCCATAGAGAACGGAATGCCTGCTTCTCATCTCCGCTGCCACTAATTGCCCAGCCGATATACTTTCCAAGGAACGATGAAAGATTGGTTGGTGACTTAAGGCTGTTGATGTCAACCGCAACATCGCGAATAAAGACGTTATCTTCTCCGGCAGCCTTTGCGTCATTGATCTGTGCAACTGCAACAGCTGCGGCATCCTGCTTGGCAACATCCTCGTTAAGCGAGATAATGTCCATTGCATCTTTATCAAAATCATCAAGAAGTACTGAAGGCTCCTGTGCCTTAACATCCTCTGGTGAACGTAGACCTTCAAGCATGTCAACGTTCTTTGACTCGCCGGTTGGGAGATCATAGATCTCAGCCGCGAGCATATCAACGTCAATACCTTGTTCCTTTAGTGCAGAGTAGATTGCCTCAGCCGGAACGTTCTCGTCACCAAACGCAAAGTCAAGCTGACCATAGCCAGTTGCCTTGTTAATCTTTATTTTCTTTTTCTTAGGACCAGGCTTTTTCTTTGTGCCCTCTTCCTCGTCCTCGTCATCTAGATCTTTAAGCTCGTCAAGGAACTCTGTGGCAAAGTCCTTTACGCCAATGATTGCCTGAGCAAGCGCGTCCTTTAGCTGCTCTGAGGAGAACTTGTTGGCAAGAACCTTTGGGTCATCTGTAAAGTCAGATGATTCCTCGTCTATGCGACCTTCAGGCTCGTACTCGTCTGCTTTATAAAGTTTGAACGCGCCATCAGGAAGAATCCAGTCAATGTCGTCTGCCTTAGGCATATTCTTGTAAGGCTCTGCGGCCTTTTCTCTACGCTCTTCCTTAGGAACAGGAATAGGAACCGGTGAGTCCTTGTAGCGCTCTGCGGCCTTTTCTCTACGCTCTTCCTTAGATAGAGGCTGAACCTTGACATCCTCGTTTGGATCTTCAAAGGTCTTGAACTTCATCTTCTTAGTCTCTGGGTCTCTAAACGAAACCATTGTGCCAGAGTCTACAGATGAGATTTTTTCAATTGTTTGTGGCTTGCCTTTAGAGTCAACGATGACATCGCCAACCTCTAGGTCACTAGCCTTCTTTGTTGTTTGTTCTGGAAGTTCTGCCTTTACCTCTTGACCAGCAAGTGGCTTAAACTCAAGTGGCATCTGATTGATGGCATCAATGCCCTTACCAAACTTTGCCCATTTTTCTTTTTGTGCTGGCTGAGGAAGATCTACTGCCCAGCTTGTGTCAAGGTCTTCCTTCGCTGCTTTCCACGCAGGATTCTTTGCAAGCTCTGCACGAATCTCTTCACCGGACGCGCCGTCCTCAAGCATCTTTGCGGCTGTGCCATTTTCGTCGTCGTACTGAGCAATGTGATCTGCTGCGTCCTTACGAATCTGCGCGATGCGCTCCTTGATTCTGTTCTCAAACGACTTGTTTGCTTCATCCCAGTTCGGAATGTTGTTGTTCTTGACGTCAAGGAACGTTCCATCATCAAACTGGCGAAGTTGTTCGCGAACACCTTGCTCAAAACGTGAGAAGAACTTAGTAGCCTCTGCCTTAGAGAAAGGCTGAACGTTTACCTGGCCTTTGTACTCAGAAGGCTTTAGCGCTTCCTCGTCAATTATTGGCGTCCAACCCTCTGGAATCTCTTTACCGAAAGGATCTAGCCCCTTGTCAAGATTTGCGCGGGCAATTGCCTTGTTCTCTTCGTTTTTCTTAAACTGTTCTTCAGCAGTCTTCTTTGCTGCCTCGTTCTGAGCCTTTGACTCAGCTGCAGCCTTCTCCTGCTTAGTCTTCTTCTCCGCATTTACCTTTTCAGCTGCGTCGTAGTACTTCTCAAACTTATCTTGGTCAGCCTCGGCAAATTCTTGAATATCAGACCAACGCTGCGCCATGACAACTGCCTGTCGCTGTGTCTCAGGAGTTTCAACGCGGTACAAGTTATAAACTGGCTTTTTGCTGTCAAACTTAGCCTTCATGTTTGGTCGACCAGCCGCATCAACGCGCTCTGTGAAGTTACCAACTGGCATACCAGGGACCTGTGTCATTATGCCCTTGTTGAACTGATAAGCCTTTTGTAGATCTGCGTTTGTGTAGTTGCCTGCCTCAAAGACTTCAACCTCGTAGCCGTCATCAGTTGCATAAACCTTGTCAGGGCCAGTTTCGCCTTCGCCTTTTTCTCTTACAAGCTTCCAGCCGTCTGGAACGTCCTTTGCCTTCATGTCAGCAAGATTGACTACCTCGACACCTTCAGGTAGGCTAACCGCTCCAGCATCGTCACCTGGAATGATTGCCTCGACTGCCATAGTCATGCTTGCAGGAACTTGGTAGATACCATCTGGCAGATCAGGGTCACCAGATACTTCTATGAGGAAGTCGGTTCCATTTTCTGCGTTACCTGCGTGGCTTCCAACCTTTGACTTGTATGTTCCGTCCGGCATGCTAACATAGAACTGCATTCCGCCGCCCTGCTCAGCGAATTGACCGTCACGGTCACGTAGCTGCTTCTTTGCACGACGTGAACGCGCAGCGGAAGAGTTACCTCCACCAAAGATGCTGCGTAGCCAACCCATAAATGATGCGGTAATTGGCTGAAGCTGTGCGTCAATAACAAATTCCTGTGGAACTAAACCTGCAGGTAGCGCGGCAAGTCGCGCAACTGCGTGCTCGTAATCTACCGAGCCAAAGCCTGTCATGTAGACTGCCGCAACAATTGGGCGAGCCTCGTCTGCAATGCGTGGGTCAGCTGCAATCCAACGCGCAACGGCCTCGGAGTACGCTGATGCTGTCATCGCATGTGTGCGAGTTGACAGCGGGTGACCAATAGCAAGAAGATCTCTGTTTTGAGTAATCTCAAACTGGTTCTTGCCAGTAGTGGCAAGTGTAACAAATGAAGCAACTTCCTTATACGCCGCAAAGAATCGGCTTGCACGCTCTAGACCAACTGTCTTGTTTAGTGAGCGGGCTGCAACAATCTCGATGTCACGCTGGGTAACGCGACGTTCAACAGGAACCTTTGCGTTTTCCTGTGTGGCAAGCTCTGTGATGGCGCGACGAAGTGACTGAGCATCTCTAGGCTTTGCCTTCGAGCGGACTGCACCCTTCTCCTGTGACTTAACCAGCAGGTTGATCAGCTCATACATTGTCGTTGCCCTCTACTTCTTGTCTCGGTAAAAGATCTGCATCCTTAGAGTCATACAGCGCTGATGCAAGAACGGCTGCACGCGCAAAAGGTGATTCCTTGTCGCGAACACCACGTAGCCATGCCGCGCGTAGCGCTGGGATAAGCTCGTAGCCTTGGCCTGATAGCTCTGCAAGAGCAAAGATTGCGTGTTCAGGTGACTCGTAGTCGTGTTCGTCACGTAGCTCGACATCTAAACCATCAACTTCATCACCGGAGGCAACGATGGAGTTGTCTCCCTTGCTGGAGCGTGGGTGCTTTGCCGGTAGAAGATCATTGTCCTGCTTGTAGTTTGGGTTAGCAGGTCGTCCAGACTTTAGCAGACGCAGAAACGCATTGACGCGAGCCATTGCCCACTGGTCACGGGTCTTGCCAGGACGGTGCGAACTAGAGAACGCGCCTGAACCACGACGATACACAGCCTTAAGCATTCCAAGGGTTGCCTTACGGCCTTCAGGAGCCTTCTTGTTGTGCTCCTCAACCTTGTTACGCAAAGATGTCTCGATCTTCTTTGAGAAAGTTACCTTTCCCTTGCCATCAGCTGAACCAGGACGGTTACGCTTTGAGCCGTAGATGCGATCTTTCTTTGGTGCAGGACGTGACTTTGCAAAGTCCATGTCTTCTGTATCGTCCAAGTCTTCCTTAGGCGGTTGGCTGTTCACCTGGTGCCTCCTCCTCGGCTACTGGAGTCTCTGTTGGCGTCTCTTCAGTTGCTGGCTGTGGACCCTTGAGTAGTCTCTCAAGCTCAGGAGGTATTGGTGCTATGGAATCGGCCTGCGACGCCATGCGCGCAGCCTTTATGATCTCTGGAGCAACCGCACCTAGCATCGCCTCGGTTAGCTCAGGAGTAATTGAGCCCTTCTCTACGAGTAGACGCAAGGCCAACTCTGTAGGTTCAGGTGCATCGGTCTCCGTGAAGCCGTGTGCGCGACGCCATGTGTCCATTGAGACTGCCATGCGATCAAATCCGGCATCGGCATCTGCCGCGCGGTCATTTCTTGTGGCAACCTGGCTTGGGTCGTACCAAACGCAAACGCGTTCAACAACCGCTGGGTCAAACCCTGCGGAAAGTAGGTACGGGCGTAGGTACACAACGGTCAGTGCGTCTGAGATCAGAAGCATCAATGGCTCGATGTGTGCCTTGTATAGTGATTCATCAATTTGAAGAGCGTTCGAGTATTTCACGTTGGCAAGACCGGTTACTATATCCTTTGGAACATCAAGACCCTGAAGGATTCTTTCAAGTACTCGATCTGCACGTTGAGCCAGCGCAGGGTCGAACGAACGCTCAAACTTGAACTGCTTTATCTTGTCGCCAAGTTCGGCTGGACCACGGATAATCAAAGGTACAACTGCGCTCGCTGAGTCCTCGTCGCGAATCGGAGTTGTCATCGCGTCCATAAGCTGATCCTCAAACTCGTCAGCTGCTTCCTCAGGGGTAAAGCCCGTGTTTAGATCCGAATCCTCATCATAAGGATAATCAGGATCTGGGCTACCCGCAACAGAAAGACCGTCTGGCAAGTAGAGAGCACCAGCGTTTAGACGTGAACGTGCAGTTGCACGGAAGGTACGGTTGAGAAGTAGAAGCTCAGCGCAAAGATCTAGTAGACCGCGCATGCTTGAATCGGCTTCGTCAGAGAAGCGAGGGTGTGCCTTCCAGATACGTCCAACGAACGCACCCTTTGGAAGCTTGATGCCCTCCATGTTTGAGCCGCCGCCCATGCTGGTACCTTGACCGCGTGGAGTAATTGTGTAGTTTGAGCGCTGATCAATCTGCAGCTCATCAACTGAGCGAATGTCCCAGCTCTCAGGTAAACCTGTACCGATGCGCTCGGGCATCTGCACGAGATAGCATTCACCTGCAACGGAAAGATTTAGTGCCGCGTCCTTGAGGAGACCAGCCTGGCCACCATACGCGGAATCAAGACGAACAATTGCACGCTCTGCCGCGCTTGCAAGACGAGCGTCAACAAAGTCAGAGTTGCGGATTGGAACCGGAGGCTCAGATGGATCCTGAACGATTGCGGCATAAAGACGAATACGAGAAACAACTGACGCGACAAGGTTAAACGCATATTTTACCTCGCCAATGGCGTCGTAGTATTCCCAGGCTTCAGACTGCCAAGAGTTTGAGCCATTTGCACGACGGGATCTAAAGCGCTCGGCTTCTCCCTTGTCGTTAATGATAATCTGTGATGCGGCTGCGGTAAGTGAGCGCGGTGCGCTATACGCAGCTGGCGCGTAACCGTCACCTGTGTAAAGACGGGTTACCTCTGTTGTAAGCTTAGGCTGTTGACGAGCGGCGCGTCGTCGTGCGGCGCGGTTAGCAGGCTTTGACTCTTCGCGGCTGAATACACCCACGTTATTCTCCTCGTCCTTGTTTTACGGAACGGTCTATCATTAGTGATCCAACCGTGCAGCAATGATACCGGCCAGAGCAGACAGGGCTAGGACAAGCGATGCCGCCATAGTAGGTACAGGTACAATAATAAATAGAAGTACAAGAAGTGATGCGACCCAGAACCCTACACACCAATAACAGGTAATAAGGTAACCGATACCATGCGACGAGTTGTATCGGCTCCACACGGCCTCTCTCAGCCGCTCGGTAACCGTGTCCTCGATAATTAGGCGGGCAATTCGGTATGCCGCAAGTGCAAGTATGACTAGGTCAACCACGCTCATATTTAAAGTTGATTCCATGTCTTCATCTCCTATTCAGTTGGATCCTTCGTTGAGTACAAGTGCTTGTACGGGTTCCACGAACGTAGGCGTGAGCCACAGCCGCAGTTTTCGTCCTTTGAGTAGACGAGCATCTTTCCGGACTTAGTAACGACGTACGAGTCCTCGGTCTTGACATTTGACTTATCAAAGGTCTCATACTGCTCGTTAAACAGGATCACGGGACCCTGTGGACCGTCGTGAGCAACGATTACGCTTGTGTTGGTTATAACCACGCGTGTCTTTGTTAGGTTGTAGGTGTCGTCCATCGGTGGGTGACTTCTTAGATCAAAGACATTGGTATATGCTCCAGGAGCCGCAACCGTAAGGTGGGCTGGGAAGATATCGTGAACGATCTGCATTATCGCCCTAACCTTCGTGCCATCGCGCGGTACGTAACTCCGGCGGCCTCGGCAAGTTCCTTGACCGTCACGTTACTTTCAATAAGTGACATACATATTTCGGTTAATGAAAGATTGGCAATTGCCTCTGGTGTTGTGGCGTTCATCTTTGAGCGATAACGACGTGCCAACGGTGCAAGTGCCTTGATCTGCGTAAGTTCAGTTGGTGGAATACCAGGGCTCTTTGGTCGTCGTGAAACATAGCCGCGAGGTTTTAGCCTTGGCCTTGGAACGCTGGAGGCAATCTGAGGGTATTCTCCACGAACAGTGCGGTTTGCCCAGTAGCGAACTGTTGAGCGTCTCCTTGGCGGCGAGAACGCCTGTCCAATCGCGTCAAGAGTCCAACCTGCGTCATATAGGGCACGAATACGTGTATACAGTTCCTCGTCCCAAAGGGAATTTAGAACCGCAGCCTCTTCCACAGGCAGTGCCTGTTGTCGAGCGATTCTTCTCTCTTCCATGTGTACAACGATAACACACTTTGTACTTTATATGTTGCTCCCTGCCAAGGATTCGAACCTCGAATAGCTGATCCAGAGTCAGCAGTGTTGCCAGTTACACCAACAGGGAATTTTTACCGAACTCTAAATCCGCCATTGCCGCTACCACCACGGAACAACGGTAGCTTGCGAGAAGCCATTGACTTGGCTGTGATCTTTCCGCCGAGGAATCCTTGCGGAGGTTTAATGAGAAGAGCCGTAAGGGCGTGAACAAGAGCGTCAACGCGGTCTGGTGACTTTGATGTTTCACCTGGGATCCAGCTGATCATCTGTGACTCAAGCTCCGCCATGTAGTTTACGTGGTGAACGCGGTTCTGCTCGTAGGCAAGGGTGATCGGTTCTGCTCGAAGAGCCTTGCCGTACTTGGAGTGAACCTCCAAAACCTTTACAGTTGGATCAATGGTGTTGATTGCGTTACGCACCAATGCTCCACCTTGGTTAACTTCCGCTACAACAGGTGCGCCCCACTTGCGAGCCATCTGCACAACCTTATTTGCCCAAACATCAGGAGAACCGTGAACCGATGCGTCCTCAAGAACCCACGCGTTTCTCTTATACAGATCTCGCTCACCGGTTGAGGCACAAACAACAATTCCACACTCGTCTCGTGGATTTTCAGCTACCGATGGGTCAACGCCAATAACGCGTAGAGGTGTTCCCATTGGAAGTTGTGATTCACGACCACGGTCAATAAGTTCAGGCACCCACAAGGCACCTTCAACGTCCGAGAGCATCTCACCGTAGAGTTCCTGCTGCGCTAGACGTGTACCTTCGTACACGCCCATGATTGCCTCCATATAGGCATTGGACAGGTTTCCACGGTTATCCATTGTTGAACCCTTGGTAACGATTACCTTGCCAGGATTCTTTGTGCTCTCCGCGATAAGGGCATAGAGAAGCGGAACACGCTTAGGTGTGGTGGTAACAAGGATCTTTGGCTTTTGCCCAAGACGTGTACCAACGCGTAAGTTATCAAATGCGGTCATACCTGCAGCATCTGGAGTTTGACGCCAGGCAGCAACCTCGTCACCCCAGGCGTGCGTGAACTGCGGACCACGGAGAGAATCAGGCTCATCTGCGGTGAACAAAGTCGCCGTGTTTCCGTTCGGCCATGTTAGACGACGTTTCGATGGTTCGTAGTGAGGTCGTTCGCTAGGCGGTGAAACATTGATGATGCCCGACTCACCTTCTACAATAACATCGCGGACGTCAGCTGCAGTTCTTGCCACCAGGGCAAAACGACGTTGTCCAGTGTTTGTATACTTGGCTTGTTCCCTTACCCACTCTGCGGCGGTTCTTGTCTTACCAAAACCACGACCTGCAAGTAGGAGCCAAAGGTTCCAGTCATCTCCAGGTGGAGCCTGCTGCTCTGGTCTTCCCCAGAACGTCCAGTCCCACTGTAAGGTCTCGGGATCAAACCCTTGAAGTATCTCGCGCTGCTCGTCCTGCGGCAGCATTGCGATTGTCTCGGCGAGTGATTTACCCAACTTTAATCTCCTGTGGCATCATGTCTGAGAAGTCGGCGGGGTAGTCCGCGCCTGGAGTCCACATCTTAAACTGTCGAACGTCTGAGGTATACACGTTACTTCCTCCGGTAATTCTTACTTGAACAGCAACAGGGTACTTTGTAGTTATGGTCCAGCACTGTGAGCCAACCCACTGGCTTCCCGGCTTTGACGTCACGGGATAGATATTCGTTGCGGTGGTGTCGTTCTTGCCAGGCTTGATCCTGGTAAACCTAACCTTGACGTACTTAGGCTTCTTCTTGCCCTTCATGTCAAGCGCGACCTGGTAGCAAAACAAGGATCTCTTACCGTTGCCCTTGATTGTTGTCTTGCCGTTAAAGCTAAGGGTTGTCCACGTGTTCTTCTTGATGGTCTGTCCATGCGTGGACTTATACCGAATCGTGTCGTCCGCAACCGCAGGTGGAGACGCAATAACGCTCATTGACGCAACAACGTTGGTTGCAATAACCTTCTTAAACAAGCTTCTATTCATTTACCGTTCCGTCCATCTTGATCTCTCCTGGTTCGCAGAAGATGCAGTACTCTCCGTCGCGGTGAACGTTTTGCGTTCCGCAGTCAGGGCACTTAAACATTATTCCTCGACTGGGTGCGGTGACGAGTAGCTGTCTAGACGGTTTTGCTGAAGGATCGGCGTGTACGCCTTGGACTCCGCGGAAATTGCCTGCTTGTATCCGTAACGCACAAGACGGAAGCGTAATGCTCCATGTGTAACGCCAAGACGCTTTGCAAGACGGTAAAGGGTCACACCCTCAACGGTGTGGGCATGATTTATAAGCCAGGTGTATTCCTCGGCCTCCTCGCGGTACTTGGTGCCGTATGAGCGTACCTGTTGCGCGAAAGGCTGGAGTTCTAGTAGACGTGAAAGAGTCTCGGGGGTAGGCTCGACATACTTCTGCGAGGCAGGAACCTTTTCCTCATACTTTGGTGGCTCAGGCAAAGGATAACCATTGATGGCAACGCGTAAAGCCTCGGCCATCGGGATACCTGACTCAATTTGGCGAACACGCTCACGTGTTACACCAGAAACTGCGGCGATGGACTCGAGTGTCCAACCTCGCTCGCGTAGTGCCTTCATGTAGGCATTGCGGTCACGATCTGCGGTGATCGTAGAGAACTGATCAAGTACTTCCTGCGGAAGTGTTATGTTGTGCTTCTTGTATTTTGCCATGGCTGAATTGTATCACGTAGGTGCGACATTTACGGAGTCCATGGTATATTTACGACATGAGTAATTTTCCAGATTGGTTCGGTAGGGTCCAGCCAGTATTTGAGCGATACCTAGACGAGTACCGTGGACAGGACAACCTACTTTTTCTCCAGATCGGCGCATATACGGGAGACGCCTCCGAGTGGCTATGCCGCGAGATCTTGACGAGCCGCAGCTCTATACTCGTGGACGTTGATACCTGGCAGGGGTCTGACGAGGAAGCTCACAAGCGCATCGACTTCAACGAGGTTGAAGCCTATTATGACGAGCGCATGAAGCCATACCCACGAGCTATCAAGTGCAAGGCACGCTCGTCTGACTACCTAATTGCGGCTGAAAAAGAGAACTTTGACTTTATATACGTCGACGGTGATCACACCGCCGCGGCTGTGATTGAGGACGCGATACTTGGGTGGCGCGCACTCAAACCGGGAGGGATCATCGCGTTTGATGACTATCGCTGGTCTCACCCGAAAAAGGACGAGCGCTACAAGCCACTTCCTGCGATTGACTTCTTTATAAACTACTATGTGCTTCGGGAGAATTGTTTCATCTACCCCGTTGACAACCTCGAACAGGTGTGGATCAAAAAGCTCTAGCGCTGTGATCTTGTGTACAAACTGACAACGAACAGTACGTTTACGTTTTTTGCCTTGGGCGTGAGAGAGCGCTGCGCCTATATCGGGAGCAGTGCAGAAGTGTCTCGAGCAGAAAAATGGTTTTTCTAAGATCTTGTGATTTCTTAGCGCGAGCAAGCTGGCAGGCACCTGCTTGCTAATTTTTTGCTGTCAGGCAGGCAGGCAACAATTATTTTTTTTTATTCTTACTGGGGTGTACAGACTGGAGTCTACCTGTTATAATAGTAATGATGTAGTGACATAACGACGAGGAGTGACATGACTGAACATATCTACTATGCGATTGGGTACAACTATCAGAAGCCTACAGAATGGTTTGCTGGTACTCATAAGGAAGCATTGAATGTCTTTGGCGAAGCTGTCATTGAGAACAAGACAAGCAGAGTACGAGTTCTTGTAGAAGTCTACAGTGTAGATGATGATAGCAATGATGACGAACACGTGTGCGAACGAGGTTGCCCTCTGCATTTAGCTGGCAAACATGTATGGACCTATAAAGGCTGGGAAGTCCCAGCATGGATGCGTAAGGTAGCAGCCAAGGTTTCATAAAGGAAGAAGCCCCCTGGCTAACGCCAAGGGGCTTCCTACCTGTAAGGGTTTAGTCTGTATTGACCCGCACGTTAGGGTCACCCGCAAAGATGCCCTCAATTGTTTTAGCATTCATCAAGCCTGTAGGCTCAACCTTGTTATCCTTTTGCCAAGCCTCAACAGCAAGCTTGGTTAGGTCACCGTACCAGCCATCGCGGTCTGCCGCAGCATCCGAATAACCTAGCTCAGCAAGGCGACGCTGTAGGTGATGAATCGTAAGACTCTTGCGAGCCCTAGGGTTCTTGAATACGGCTTGCTTTAGGAACACGTCGTCCTTATCCTTACCGCTTACAACGTGCGTAGCTGCCGCACTGGTTGTACGTGGCTTAGGCTTAGGCTCCTCAACGATAGCTGGTTCAGCTACCACAGCAACAGGTTCCTCAACAATTACCGCAGGTGTTTCATCCTCGACGGCAGTAGCCTCAAGGTTATCTGTGTTTTCGCGTTCATTCATAGTTGATAATTTATCCTACTTCCTATTTCCCGACTCCAGGGTACTGGTCATACCACTTCATGATGGTCGACTCTCCCGCACCTGATCGGTATGCGTTAGGTCCAATACCCCACGCACCAAAGTCGCTCCCTCGCCCACTCATGTGGTAGGCAATCTCAGCGTTGCGTAGCGGATTGAACAGCTCGGTGTTTGATGCTAGATCAAACTTCTCACGACGGTCCGCGCCTAGGGAACCGATCATGTTTATCTGGAATAACCCGTGCGAGTTATCGCCTGTATTGGCATTGCCGTTATGCGCCTTCGGACGAGCTGTCGACTCGCGCATGACAAGTGCCCAGGCTATCTTGTGGGACTTCCCTTCGAAGCCCACCAGGGTAAGCAGCTCAGCGAGCTCCTTGCCTGTTAGCGGTTCGCGCTTGTTGGCGAAGTAGGCTTCCCTACTTTCCCTTGAGCGTGATGCCTTTTCTGCTGTCGCAACTGATCTCTGCGCAAGCAGGCGATTAGTTTCGGCATTTGTTATTGCTGTTAGTTCGGATTCCGCCTTAGCAGTTTCCATTGTTGTTAGTTGTACCGCAGCTACTGATGATACCACCAATAGTGTAACCGCGTAAGCTACTGACGTCAGTGCTAGTCTTTTTGGAGAACTTCGCATTGCTAGTTCGCCTCCTTAGGTAGGGGACAGGGACAGAAAGAGATTTCGCCATTTACGACTTATACTCTTCCAGTGTTTGCATAGAAGATTCCTCCCAGGCCTTGTCTGCCTTACGACGCATTGCATGAGCTTCCTCATCCTCTGCGTCCAGCATCGTGGCCCACACCTTTCCCAGTGTGTGTGCAAACGTCTTTCCTCGGGTTACCGCAACCTGTGATTTGAAGTTGGGGTAATCGAGAAACTTGATTGATTCGCTGACCCATGAATCGAAGTCAGCCTTGTGAATGATTACGCGGTATGGGTAATCGGAATACGCGTTGGTCGTGATTTCAACCTGGTGCTTGGCCTCAATTGGCTCAAGGCTTTGTCTATCGCGCGCGCGAACAACCAATAGGTCTGGGTTGTCCCGGTGTTGAACAGCGGATACGAATCCGGTCTCAGTAAATAGCCACATGTGTCTTTCGTCCTTTCGTAATTTGGATACTGTAACAGGCATCTGCCTGTTTTTTAACTAGCTCGGCTAGTTGACGTCTAATGTGACGCCCTCGGGTAATTGGGTTAGAGCTTCATCGACTACATCCTCATAGCCCTCTTCCCAAAGAAGCTTGGACGCGTATCGAGCCGCGTCCGGTGAAACATACTGCACAATGGCAGCTTGGCCACCGCGCATTCCGGTGAGCTTGTAAGCAACTACATCGTCCATGGTTCCACCTTTCGTGTATGTAGAAATTGTATCATCTGACCCTCCTACTTCCCGAACTTCTTGCGGCACTCTGGGCCAAGCTGAAGCTCACGGCTCTTTGGGTCTGTTAGTTCAGCTCCACAGCTACCGCAGCAGCTGTAGATCTTGCCAAACTCACGGGCGTACTTGTATGGGTCCTGCGCGATGTGGTTCGCAATCAGGATGGCGTCGTCATTTGCCACGCGAGAACGGGTAAAACCGCCCAGTGAGCCGTGCAAACGGCGCATGTATAGATTTCCCATGTACTCACGGATTTCAATGAACAGGTAATCGCCTGTAAGCTTGGTTGACGCGAGGCTGATGTCCAGCTCCTCGTTGGCGATTGCGTACTTAGATTTAGGTGCACCAGAAAGTGCTTCCTGAAGCTTGGTTCCCGCGCTACCTGGGACCTTTGTTGCGGCCTTTGGGAGCTTTAGCAGAACGTCGATGAGGTTCGATGCTGCCTTGCGGTCCATTAGAGCTAGTGCCGCACGGAATCCGGTGCGTGCCTCAGCTTCAAGCTCACGCTCATCAAGTAGTGAGTTGATAAAGGCTACCTGCTTCTCGCTAGGACCAAATAATGTCGCTGTTGTCATTTTGTCTCCTTCTTGTTTACCTTGTCCGCCCAGCGGCGGGTGGTTTCCTCGAACTGGGCAAGAAAACCAAGCGCAAACATGCGCTGAGTGTGCTCGACCTTAGCTCGGTTCTTGCTTGACCCTGGCTTTGCGGCCTTTAGGACCTTGCGTGGTACGTATAGACTCATTTGGTTCTCCTTCCTGTTGATAGTTCTATTATATCAGGTAGGTTCGAAGATTTGGAGTATTTACATGAATTAGCCCCGCCCCTAGCCCAATGAACAAGAAAGGAAGGCTAGGGACAGGGCTAAACCTACTCGCGTGTGGCCAATAGACCCATGGTTATACCTGCAAGACCCAGTGAAACGGCCAGTACGGGCGTCTCAGAGGCCGAGAAGGCCGCAATCACGGATGCTCCGGCTAGTACCGCGGCTAATACCGCAGGCCAGACGAGATCCCTGAGGCGTGACAGCCAGTCGGGCATGGTTACTTGACCGGACGGGTACGGCCCTTTAGACGTGAGCTTGCGTCACGAATTGGGGTTCCGGACTCGTTGATAAGGCGGCGAGCCTTACCGTAGGTGATGCCAAGTTCCTTGGCTACCTCAACAACTGGCTTTCCAGTTGAGTAAAGCTGTGCTGCAGCTTGCGCGTTGACTTCGGCCATGATGGCTTTTCCTTTCGTAGTGTGTACTTTTGTTTTTGTTTCCTGAGGCTCGACTGGATTTGCATCCATCCAAGCTCGGCTCTTAGCGTGCAGAGCCTTTGCCTCGGCCAGCAGCGAGCTCACGGCTGCTGCTTTCCAAGGATTTCCTTTACCGCGCGGAATACAACAGTGTTCCTCGGAACGAAGTTGTTTTCGCTATGGCAGGCAAAGCATAGGTACTCATTACGGCGATGACCTGGGTCGCGAAACACCAGCTCATCTGAACCGCACTTATCACACGCTTGCTTGGTTGGGTTCTTGCGAGCCCAAGCGCGTGCATGTTCGGCGCACACGAGCTGTTCACCACGGTCGTACACCAGAACGTTTTGCTCATTGCAAACCGCGCAGGTGTCGTAGACGTAGATCTGCTCACGCTGAATGGTACCTTTGTCCATGCTTTACCTTCCTGTAAAACTATAATCCTCGACGGCGTCTTTTGTAAAACCGTGGTCCATGTTCTCTTGGACCAGGGCGACTTGGATAAACCGCGCCGAGTAACGCAAGTGAATTGTCTAGTCTCTCGCGATTGCGTGTTCGTTTGAATAGAACGATACCTCCGATGATTAGACCTAACCCAGCCATTACGCCTAGGTGTAGATCAAGCATCAGTGCGTTGTGGATGTAGACTACCAACCACCAATCTTCAATTGACAGTGCGAAATACGCTTCGTGCATGTTTTGCCCTTTCATTAGCAAAGTGGTCTTCAGCTACCGCAAGGCAGTGTCCTGCAAGTAGTAGCAACGGAATGCAACCGCCAGCTGTAAGTAACACTGCTGCTGCAAACGCTTCCCAGCTTGGGAAGATGAAGAATGTTGATGCTGCGTACGGGAACCAGGCAGCTGCCACAAGCGCTAAACCTGCTGCGTAGCGACGGTACCTGTATCCTGCGAACTTGTTGATGTTTAGACTCATAGTGGGAAGTCCTTTCGTCTCTGTGTCCCAGGCTTTCACCTGATAGTACTATTATAACAGGTAGGTCAGGAAGATGCAGCCATTTCATCTACCGGTGTTTCTTCCTGAGCTTTACGGGTCTTCCGGTCTACTCGCCGCGTAGAGATTTCACACTCCGCAAGCTTGTATCCCTTTGACTTGAGCCAGTCCTTGGCCAGCTGCTCGTTCATGAACTGTCCTACCCAGATTCCATCGGGCAGGTAGACGCTTACCATCTCGTAGTTCATCGGTTCTTCCAGCTCTCGAACTCGTCCGCATCATCCGGGAGCTCGATTGGAAGTTTAGTTCCCAGCCAGCTTCCAACAGCGGCAGCGGCGAACACGATTACAAGTATGTAGAAGATACTCATTGTTTTACCCAAACATCTCTGACCAGCAAGCTGGGTGATAACCAGTCTTGAGCTGTTCACGGATTGGTGCTGGTGTATTTGGCAAACGCTCTTGAATCAAACCTGAACCATGTTCAAAGTTTATCCAGTCTGCGAAGGTTAGCTCGACTGTCCCAGTCTTACCGCACCAGGTACACATTGGAGTTTCCACCACGTAGATTTCGTTCATTAGGTCCTTTGTCATTTTGGCTCCTTCCGCCTGTTAGTACTATTATATCAGGTAGATCTTTTATTTGCCTGAATACTGAATGTAAGTGTAGGCAATTCGACTAAAGTTAGAAGAATGCTTTGTTCTTACTTGGCGAATAACTTTTTGTTCTGATGCCGAAGCACAAGCCTGAGCGTCTCTGTGGAATGCTGCACCTGCGGCAGGCTTGCCGCAGGAGCCACAATTGAGTTCTTTACTCATTAGTTTTTCTTCTTAGGTAGGTCGCGAACAATGAAAGGACCTTCTTGGTCTTCAGGGCTTAGGAACTCGCCTAAATCATTACATTTTTCATCTGGAGCGTGGCTGCCTAAGCACCAGTGTTTTTCTTGTTCTTTGTTCATTTTGTCTCTTCTCTATCAACAACGGCTTTGTTGATAGTTCTATTATATCAGGTATATGGAGTGGTACTCGGCAGGGGGTGGGGGGTGTTTCTTTACGGGTACTTGCTTGGGCCCATTTCGAGCCTGTAGTCGTTTATGTCCCATCCTTGCTCAGCTACCCACCGCACGCATACCTCCGCGTTGGCAAACTGAGCTACCCAGTTCCCAGCGGCATCGAACAGATGAACCCACATTACTTGCTCCTTGCTTTCTTTCCGTGCTGTGTCTTTACCACGATTGGCTGATTTGAGTAGGCGTCCCACATGCAGGCAACCTCAACGGAACGCCGCACGATGCGAGCTGCCTTCTCTGGCTCGTCCATAAGCTTTTCAATTCCAAGAGCTACCATCGCTCCAAGAGCTACGTCTCCACCTGAACCACTGTAGTAGATGTTTCGAACCTCACGGTCCCAAGAGTAGTCTTCAGAAATTGGATAGATAACTCCATTTACGATTACAAGAAGTGGCGAGTCCTGCGTTGCCGCATCACCTTCTGGCTTTGCATCGTAGCCAGCTTCGATAAAAGCATCGCGCAGCTGAGGAATGAACTTGCGTGTCATGAACTTATCAAGATTTGTGATGTTGCCGATTTCCGGCGGAGCTGGTGGAGTCCAACCAAACTGAGCGATGTTGCCACCGCGCGAAGCTCCAGACACAGCAATGAGGTACGCACCATTTTGCACGACCTTTGGTGTTGCAAGATTCATGACACGACCAGACTCGTCACTGGCTCGTGAATCGCAGCCAATGACTGCCCAACCATTTCCTTGGAATGCCGCAAGCGTGGTCATAAATCTCTCCCTATTAGGTATAGATCATAAACCACACCTGCAACAGTCTAGGGCAGGCTAGGCAGGGTCGACGATGCTAATTGGAACAGTAATCTGGGCAGACTCTGGTCCTGATGGCGTCATGCGGACGAACCTACCTGTAGGTGCATCAAGTTTGACTACCAGCTTTACCTTCTTGCGTCCTACCACAGTTGCAGTATGACCGATGAGGTACCGCGTACCGCAGCTATTGTTGAACCGAACCTTGTCACCAATACCGAAGTCAGTGGTGGTTAGGCTGCCTCTGATTGAGTCAAGGCGGTGTTGAACCTTGGTGCTGATTTCACCCAGGTTGGTGTCCAAGGCACCCGAGTCTATTTGCTCGAGGAGTGTCTTTATGTCCATGTCGTGTCCCTTCGTCGTTGTTAAATCTATTATATCAGGTAGATCAGTTCTCGTCTGACCACATGGTCTCGCGTAGTGCGTGTTCGTATTGGTCTCCTCTGTAGGAGTTTGAACCAAAGCTGATATCCTCATTCTGAATGAGTCTATCGAGACTTAGCACCGCAGTGTGTCCCTCAGCCTCAAACATAATAACGAGCTTGACATCACTCTCGGTTGGGTCATCAACCAGCGCAACCTGGAACGGCATTCCTGCCACACCATTTCGGTGGAAGTCCATGTCGATGATGGTTAGGTTCTTTAGTTCACTCATGTTATACGTCTGCTTCCTGGGCAGCTCTCTGTAGAGCTTCCGCGTTGGCACAATCATAGCAAATCTTTTCAACCCGGTCAATGACACCGAGTAAGAATGCAGCTGTTCCCGAGTAGACTAGACTTTCAGTAGTACCGCATGTTCCGCACTTGTTCATTTGTTTTCCTTTCCTCGTTGGTGGGGTGGGCAGTTTTGAGAGTTGCCCAGCTCCACGAAACTAAACTGTGTAAGCTACCTCGTAGCCCTTTTCCAGTTTTTCCTGAACCTTCATCGCAGCGAACTGACGAGCGTAGTGAGCGTCGAAGAAGTTCTGTACCGCAGTCTGGCGGGATTCCTTTTCAGCCATTCCCCAAACTGTGCGAACCTTGGTTCCATCGAGGATAACCTCGTAAACCTTTTTCTTACCAACCGCGCCGCGTACTCCGTCGCTTGTCTTTAGTAAACACCATTTCTTGTTCATGTTTCGTCCTTTCGTCGTTTTACCAAGTTTCCTTGATAGATCTATTATATCAGGTCGACTCCACTTTAGGGCACGAATTGGAGTATGTTATCAATTTGTTACTTAGTGGAGTACAGCTCTGAAAACAGCTCGCGGACATAAACCTTTGGGAGTTCAAGTGCCGCACGTGGGATTTCCTTTGAGAGGTACACCCAGCTTGTGGCATTCCCAAAGAACGCCGCGCTGTGGTCAGTCCCTGCTTCCCAGAGCCCTACGTCAGTCTTAGAGGTTTTGATTTCCCAGACGTGAATCGAATCATGGGGAACCAGGTTGAAGGTTATCTCGGGCATCAGAGGGTTTGGCTCGTGGTGAACGTGGTCAAGTAAACGGAACCACATGAATTGAAGAGCATCGCCTGGAGTTTCGGCCGCGTAGATCTCGCCGAAGTTTGATTTGAGTCCATCAGCGTTGATGCTACCCAGCACACACTCGGGTGCCGCGTGGTAAAGCTTCTTAGGAACTGTCATTTTGTCTCCTTGCGTCATTGTGTATCTATTATATCAGGCGACTCTACTTGGGTTGGATTGGTCCTTTGTCTCCCATGTACACCATGTCGATCTTTGCGTTCTCTGCTGTTCGCTTTGCATCCGCAACAGCTTTGATCTTTAGCTCGGCTGCCGCAGCCTCGGAGATTTCAACTTCATGCTCAACGTAGCGATGTTTCGTCAGGTCAAACACAACCAGGTAGCACTCCGGGCAGCTGGGGAATTCTATTGTCAATCTGTCTCCTTCTGTTCTTCAAGAGCTCTCCGCTTCTTTTCAGAGCGGGAGCGATTTCGCTTTGTGCGTCTGTCTTCAAAGATTTGGAACTTCTGGTTTTGGACATACAGCCCAGGCGTCCCCCGAAGGAGACGCTTGAGCTGACTGTCCTTTTTCACTTTGCTGCCATCTCCTGAAGTACCTTGCCGCGCGAGTTCATAAGAACTATCTTACCCTTCGCCCAAGGACCTGTTTGCTGTAGGTGTGCCTCGTCCATGATGAAGTTGATGGCATCGAACACCGCACCTTCATCGTTGACTTGTTCGAAGGTTCGTGTTGATGTGACTGAACCTAGTTCCGCTGTCAATGTGTATCTGCTCATTTGAGCTCCTTCCGTCTTGATGTTTCTATTATATCAGGTAGGTGTGACAATTTGGAGTAAATATGAGAAAAGACCCAGGCAACTTCCCCTGTGCCTGGGCCTAATCCTCTCTTCGACTATGCGAAGGTTTTTTCACCGCGGCGAATCGCGGACATGGTCTGCGATGCTTCCTTGGTGTTTGCGACCTGAATCGACTTTCCAGTGTTGGTGTCGAATACGAGGTAGTGGGTCTTGTCGACCGCACGAAGTACCGCAAGTGTCTTACGCTTACGGAAATACGCTGGTTCGTAGCTTTTCGGCATACGCACGCCCTTGCCCAATTCGGGAAGAGACTCAGTGCGCGTATACGGCTTCACTCGCACCAGCTTTTTCTTGGTGGCTGTTGCCATGTTGCGTCCTTTCGTCATTTGTTTCTAGAGCGAGTTTATCTCGTCTATTATCTATTATAACAAGTATCCAGCCTAAAGTAAAACTGAATACGAGTATAAGTAGAAACCTTGAGTAGTAGCTCACCGCGAAGCGGAGAGGTCCTACCGCACCATCACTCAGCTTTCCTGTGATGGTCATCATGCCCTCATGGGTTTTTTCCATGAACCGCATCATGAAATTGCGAGTGGGTCACACTCTGGAAGAGCGTGCGTTCTCCATTCTGTCAGAATGCGCTCAACCACTTCCTCATAGCTTCCGCCACTCTGCTTTCCGAGTAGCCGCAGCGTAATGAAGTCAACTGCATTTGCCTGTGCACTTTCCTCGTGCTGCTCTTCATTCTGCGAGCAGTGCTGGCACTCGCTCACGCGAGCCCAGCTCTCACTAGGATGTCGTGACTCGTGCGAGGAGTTGTGTTGAGCATCTCCGCAACAATCTCGAGTGCGCGACGTGAGTCTCCGCCAATGTTCCAGTCAGTTCGCTCATCCATCGCTGGAGTTCCAAGTTCGTATCTCTTCCAGTCGTAGATGGTTGCTTCAGTTCCATCCTCGAAGCGAAGGCACCACTCGACAGTGAGTTTTCCATCACCTGAGAATGGTTCGACTGCTTCGTCGAATGTTGGTTTCCCAAACACTGCTTCAATCTCCGCACGGGTCACATTCCAGATGTATCCCATTCCGCTTCCGCCAATGTTTTCATCGTGTTCGAATTTCATGTTGCATCCTTTCGTCGTTGTAGTTCTATTATATCAGGTACTTTAGAGATTCTGACCTGTTTTGGAGAAATACTTCAAACTTTTTTAAGAAAAATAAGGAACCCCGCACCTTTGGGGGAAAGGTACGGGGTCCCAGTCAGGGAGCCTGTGTTAGCAGGCTGTGATGAATGTGTAAGGTGTCTGCTTCAGAGTCGCGTCATAAGCTTCTGGGAAGACCTCAAGGAGCTTCTTCTTGTCGATGCTTGTGTTTGTGCGATGAGCGAGTTTGAAGATCTCTTCACCCTCGACTGCAACTGTCTCTGCGTCGCCAAGAATCTCGCGCAGGGTTGCTTCTGCCGCAGCCTTTTGTTCATCAAGAACTTTTTGAGCTGCCTTTAGAGCATTGAATGCGTCAAACGCTTTCTTTGCTTCCTTGCCCGCAACTCCTGAGAGATTGCGAACTGGTGTTTCGACTGAGACCTTGGTCTCAACTGTTTTCTTTACGGTGCTGGCCATACGACCACTTCCCTTCATCTTTATGTCGTTTTATCAAGCGTTTGCTTGATGGTACTATTATAACAGGTGGTTTTGACATTTTGGCCTGTTTTGGAGTATTTCTTTATAACTTTTTGATAAACCTACTGGTCGGCGACCAGTATCGTGCGAATTGACTCGACCAATGCCTCGTCATCTGGGTAGTCGCAGTTCTCGAAGTCCTCGACAACACGAACCCACTGTTCCTGGGTTAGCTCTAGCTCCTCAGACTCTGAGTATTCCCACAGGTCCTCGGCAATCGCCTTTGTGTAGATGGTTGGGACCGCAACGATTTCATCGTCCGCGATGTCCTTTAGTCTTTCCAATACTTCGGCTTTTGTGCTCATGCTTTGTCCTTTCGTCGTTTTGTGGTACTGGTCTATTATAACAGGTCATCTGTCAAAAGCTGGTACTTTGGAGTAACATGATAGTCATTTGTCCAATAATCTTCTGGGCGGCCTAGCCGCACGAACTCAGCCATGTCCTGGGCAAATGCCTTCCGGTCCCAGGGAGGAGTATCATCAATCATCTCCAGCTCGCTGGATTCCCAGCTGTTCACCTCGATGAAGACAAGTCCGGAGGCATCTCCAAACTGTCCGTCATCGGTAAAGTAAAAAACGTTGTTGCTCAAAATAAACCGCTTCCGATTACGCTATTAAACTTGATTGTCCAGCCCAAATGCCCATAGGCGTCTTCAAGCTTCACGACTCTGGTTGTGTAGGTTTCGATGGTCGATTCCACGACCAGCCCGTCTCCAACGTAGATGCCGATGTGCTCCACGCCTTTGCCTCGCTCAAATGAAACAAGGTCGCCAGGCTGTGGCACGCCCGTCCATGTTCCGGTCCGGCTTTGCTTGCCGGCCGAATGTTCAAGATCAATTCCAAACTTTGCAAACACGTATCTGGTGAAGCCTGAACAGTCCCAGCCTGACGGGGTCGAGCCCGTCTTTACATACGGTACCTGGCCTACATAGGTTAGGGCTTCCGCAACAATGTGAAGCCTGAGCTCCATTTCTTGTGCCTGTGCCAGCTGCCGTTCGACTGCAAGCCGTTGATCTTGTACGCTGGCCGTCTCGTTGTTTGATTCGACTACGGCGTTCCACTTATCTTGAATTGACGGATCCGACTCCGTTGCCTGTGCCGCTCCGATGTTTGTCATCAGAACCAAGCCGATCATTAAGACGGCTGCCTTTTCTCTAGAGCTCAAAGGTTTCATTTGTATCCCTTCATCTCTCCCGATTCCATTATACCGTCTAGGGCTTTCCGTCCCGCACTATTAACCAAGCCTGTGCCGTTGCCAGCTTACGAACTGCCCAACCGATTAGGTTGATGAGCTTGCCACGCCAGGTGGTCCGTCTTATTCGCCGTCCCATTCCGTTATGTACACCGCCTCGAAGTCCGTTGCCGGTCTACCAAGCCCGATCCGTGCCATGTCTAGGTACCGTGTGACGTCGGCGTGTCGCCGTGCCCGAAACCTTGAGATCTTCTCGCCCGTGTATACGTCGCGGATTTCCCATATGCCTGCCGACGCATTCTTGCGCCGTGGTGCCTTAGCCTCGGTCATTTCTCGCCTTCATGGTAGTTCATTACCAGCTCGTAGATCTGAACCGCAAGCTCCGGTGTGATTTGGTATCCGTGCTGCATTGCGATTTCGTCCAGGCTGTTTGCATCTGACATGCTTCCCTCGGTGTCATGCTTTTCAGCATCCGCCTTTGAGATGATGTATCCGGTGTCGTCCATGGTGAACCATGTATCCGTGCCGGTGTGACAGATCAATATCTCATCCATTACGCTACCTCCAACTTTTGTCCGCGCCCGGTTCCAAGCCCGGTTCCTAGCTCATTGAAATGTGATTCGCACATGTTTGCCCAAGGGCCCATGATTGTCTTGGCGTCATACTCTGCTTGCTTTCCGCAGATGTCGCAGCTCGGAAGCTGCTGTACTTTTACTGATGTACTCATTTGGATTCCTTCCGTCGTTGTGTACATGTCTATTATATCAGGCGTCTTTACGCTTTGCCTTGCCCTTTACGAGTCTTGGTGTTTTACGCACGCTCTTGATAACGGCAGCCGCTTCCTTGGTTAGCCTGCGGGCTGTCGATTTCTTTTCCTTAACTTGATCTTGCTTGATCTCTTCGAACTCTTGCATAGTCTTTTCCATTGCTGCAAGTGCCGCATTGATACTTGCAATGAGTTCGTTATACCGAACCTCATCGAACAACGGGGTATCTGTGTCTTTGTTCTTCTTTACCATATGTCTTTCCTTCTGTTTGTATTTTGGGTGTCTGGTAGGGAGGGATACTTTGACGGAAGGATTACCTCCCCACCAGAACTCTATTAGGCAGCCGCGCGAGTACTCACTTTCATGATTGCCGCAGTCGCAGCCTTGCCAATTTCTGTTGCCGCACTTGCTGGGTCGAGCGTTCCTTCAAGAACAACTGCGTCAGTTCCACGAGCAAGATGTGTTGCCATGCCACCGCGTTCGAATGGTAGCCACAGAACTGCAACACCTGTTTCCTGACAACGCTTCAACCACTTCTTTGCGTGTTCCTGTTCGTCAGGTGTGTAGTGTCCATCACTCACAACGACAAGCAGACGAGCACCTGTGCCCTGCAGTAACTGCAGTGAACCATCAAGTGCCTTGAATGCTTTGTTGAACTTTTCAGTTCCATCAGGAGCAGTGTACACGTTGACCTCTGAGAGATGCTGTCCTGGCTTGAGTGTAGGGAACACTTCGGAACCATAGTAGACCATCGCGCACTTCGCCTGAGTCCTCTTAGCGGCTTCTGACATTACCCATGCAGTCACTGCCATTGGTTCCATTGCGTATCCCATTGAACCTGAGATGTCGACCATCACACCAACTGTGAGTGTTGGGTCATCAGTGTGCTTGCGTACTGTGCGCTTCCATGGTTCTGCCTGTGACATAACACCCTTTGATTTGAGTGCTGCGTTCTGCACAATCGCGCGAGTGCGTAGACGTCCTGGAGGAAGAACTGACTTGATGTCAGTCTCTGAGCGTTCGCGATACTTTGCGCGCTCTAGCATTGTTGCAACCTTTACTGCAGCCGCACGCTCTGGTCCTGTTGGTAGACGCTTCTCACGAAGACGTGAACTAGTCTTTGAGAATGGTTGAGGTCCTGTGCCCTTTGAGAAGATGTCGTTGGCAGCGTCGCGATTTTCCTTCGCTTCCTTTGACGCCTTCGACTTTGTGGTAACGATCTCTGCCCACTCTTCACTTGTCTGCTGATCGCCAAGTTCGTCCTGCGCGCCAATCGCTGCTACGTCTGCTGCTTCGCCAAGTGCGTCCATCAACTCTTCGATGAACTGTTGCATCTCTGGTGTTGGCTGCTCAGATACTTCACCGCGCTCTGTGGCTGCATCCTCGACAAGCTTTACCCACTCGCGTGCAAGATCATACAGTGGCTTTGGGTTGTAGTGCTCATCGTGCATTTGGAAACGATTCCACACTGAACGAAGTTTTGACATTAGGTCTTCGCCAATGAATGAGTCAAGTAGATCTGCGATTGGTTCGACGTCCTCACGCTCAAGCACGTCTGCATCAACACGAGCAAGTGTTAGTCCTGCAAGATGTGCAGCCGCACGAGTAGATGTAAGTTCGCCAATGGTATCGGCAACGTCTGCAATCACGATTTCAAGTGCACACGCACGCAGGAACCCACGATTTGCGGGCATGTCATTGACACCTGCTGCTTCGATTCGTGTCTCTTCAAGAAGGTTGATTGCTTGAAACTCTTTGTCAGATAGCTCACGCATTGCATCAACTAATGACCAACGTGAGTACTTTGCATGTAGTGCCTCATGAAAGATTGCGCCTGAGGCTTTAGGCCACTCAAACTGTGTGGTGCGCTCAGTGAGGTCACCAATAGCTTCTGGGGTTAGACCCTTGCCGAACGCAACGTCAACATTGACTTCGATTTCAGCGAGCTGTGGATTGAAACATGCAGGTGCAGGTCCACCAGCTCCTGGTCCAACGTAAGCAACAAGATCACCGCGTGATGACCAGTCACTTGCAACGCGACCAATCTGTGCGCCAACCTTGAGCCATTCCATCGGAGTGGCTTCCGCGCGAGTCGCGCGAGTTCTAATGTGTTCCATTTTGTATCCTTCCGTCATTTGGATAGTTCTATTATATCAGGTGGGTGAGAGGGAAGCCACACCCAAGAGGCTCCCCTCCCAACCTGGTTTGCCAGGATTCTAGGGAAGGCATTCCTAGATCTTGGCTGGACGGCATTCCTCGCCGAACACCCTAGTGAACACGTCCGCAACGACGGGGCGATCGAGTTCAGGTGCTGCAGCAAGTAAGTTCGCGATTGCGAACTTGCTGCCGAAGGTCTTTGATAGATCTCTAAAGGCAAGCAACTCACGCATTTGTGGTGCCCAGGATACTTCACCTGTCTGTTGCTTCTTTGCGAGATTTTGTGCAGCAGTGACGATGGTTGCAGGGGAACCAAGCTTTTTAGCAAGACCCCAGTCAGTTGTCATCTCTGCATGAATTTGGAAACGTGATAGCAATGCCTCACTGAGTCGCACACCTGGTGCGTTTGGGTTTGTCGCCGCAATGACGTAGAACCCATCCTTTGCTTTGACAGTCCCGCGTTCTGGGTTTGCTGTCACAACAAGTTCGCGTCGTCCATCCATAAGTCCATATGCAAGTGATAGAACCTTTGGATCAATCAGACCTACCTCATCAATGAGAAATGGTGTACCTGAGATGGCTGCCTTGACAAGTGGACCATCTTCCCAGATGAAGCCACCTGATGGGGTTTGCACGTATCCACCAACGAAGTCTGCAACTTCAGTGTCGCCTGTACCAATGATGGTGTGTAGTTCTTCACCGAATGCTGCTTCAACAAGTGCAGTCTTACCGCAACCTGGCGCACCATACAGTAGAACGTATTGGCTAGTTTCACGTGCCTTACGGAGAACCTCAACGTCGTTGTGTTCACCCCAGACTCGTGAGAAGTAGTCGTCACCATTTGGACGCTTGTACTTATCTGAACCTACAAGTGCATCTGCTGATATCACTGGAACTGCCTTCTTTGGTGCTGTCGCGCGAGCTGTTGCTCTTCCTGGGACTGGCATCAACTCATCTAAAGATGATGCAAGATCCGAGTTGACAGACTGAGTTACCGCACTAGCGATGACTCCTGTAAGCCCCGGATGGAGCTTATCGTAATCTATGGTTACTGACATTGGGTGTCCTTTCGTCGTTGGGTGTTGATAGATCTATTATATCAGGTACTACTCTGCGAACAGAGATTCCCCGAAGTTGAGTGCCCTGCGGCAACGTGTGATTCGACCAAGAATCTTGTAAGGAGTCTTTGAGAGACGAATGTCCTCGAGGTCTTCTTGAGTTACCTCGACAACAATTGGTTGCTTGTACAGTTGCCAACCTGAAGTTACGAGTTGGTTGAACAAGTTATCTGTGTACGAGATGCGATCCGCAACTGTTGCAAGTGCGTGCTCTTTACCGAGCGCAACAAGTTTATTTGTCATTGGGTCGATCTCACTGCGGAACACTGTGCTCATCTGCTTCCAAGTCTTACGTGGACTTGAACTTGAGATGCGACGACGATAGGTAGTGATTGGCACATACTTACCTGAAGCGTTGATTGCCTCAGGTGTGATGATTACCTGGTTCGTGCTACCTCCATGTCGAAACTCTAAGTAGAGAGCTTTTCCGACAACCTTTGTATCTGTCATGTTATTTCCTTCCGTCGTTTTGGATGTGTAGTTCTATTATATCAGGCGACTTTGAAGTTCGGCAGCCGAACTGTCACCATCATCTGTGGGTACTCAAGATCGAAGGACTCAGTCTTGGTGACCCAGACTTCGTTGTCATCTTCGTCGTAGTCGTCAACTACCTTGTAGGTAATCTCTAGACCTTCGTCGCCATGCTTGACTTCGATCAGTTCGATGTCAGTGTAGGTGACAAACTCGCTTGGGTTCTGTCGTGCATACTCAATTAGTGTCTCCATGTCTTCGTACATGAAGTCCTCGCACTTGATTATGTCCGCGCAGTATAGTCGTTCACTCATTTAGCGTCCTTTCGTATTTCGTCGTTAGTACTATTATATCAGGCAGGTGTGTCATCTTCGAGTATTGAAACACCGAAGTCGAGTTCAATACCGCGATTTCTTTCGAATGCCTTTGGCAGGTCAGAGATGTTCATCTCGTCTTCCTCACACTTGCGCATGAGTTCCTTTGCCTCTTCTTCATTGGCTGCCTCGAACCAGACCTGGTTCATTGAGACCTCGTTGAATCTAAATGTAAATGTCTTCATGTCACTCATAGTAGTGTCCTGTTCCTGTTGACTTGATCAGATCGACGACTGACTCAGCGTCCGCATCGATTTCTTCTTCGTACTCGTCAAAGTCGTCCTCGCGCTTTTGGACAGACCATGACGCAACGAGCACTGGGTGCTTCGCGTCTTTATTCTTTGCGTGGTACCACCAAAAGGAGATGCCATCGTACTCAAAGGTGTCGTGGGCTGGGTCTTCAATAGTTTCCCACTTGAAGGCTTCACCTTCGATCTTGACATTTTTTGTTTTCCAATTTACGGAGTAGCCATACTCGCCATCCTCATTTGTGAGTTCGGCAAAGATCGCTTCCATCTTGCTTGGGTCGTAAACGTAGTTGTCCATTTGTGTCCTTCCGTCGTTATGGATCTATTATATCAGGTCGCGCCTGACAACTTCAGGTTCTACAACTTTACCTTCGCGGGTTGGGCAGTAGTCAACCTTGTGTGACTTTGAGTGATTTGGGAAGAGTGAGTCCTTGCTCCAGTATTCAACGTATGTGTATACTGTGTGCTGCCATACTCCATTGTCAAGTGCAGAGTTGGTGACTGATTCACCGCAGACCTCACACTTGCCAAACCAGAGACGATTGTCCTTGCGGAATCCATCTGCTGGATCTAAAACCTTGAAACCATTTCCGATTCCAAGTTCGCGTACCATTTCGAATGTTATTTCCATTTGGGTGTCCTTCCGATCAATAGTTCTATTATATCAGGTAGGTGTGACAGAAAGAGGTAAAAAACTGCCACACCTACCTAATTCCTCTGCCTAGGACAGAAGTTTCTTGAACTGGGCCAGCTTGGCATTCGCCTCGTTGAGCTGAGCCTGGAGATCCTTGGTACGTTCCGCAACGATCTTCTCAATCAGGTAGTCGATTGCGTTGTCCTGGTTTCGATTGATGTCCGGAGCGCCGATCGGCTTTGTTACCTCGATCTTCTTTCGTGGACGTCCAGCTCGGGACTTGGCGCCTGCGCCAACATCAAACAACTTGTAGCCATCAACCACGGACGCAACAGTGCGAGTACGAGGTGATGAGCCGGAGTTGAACAGATATGCTGGCTTAGGTGATGTGTTCGCACCATTGGCGCGAAGCTTACGCTCAGTTGGAGTTTCCAAGTGAACTGCGATCTTGTGTGCTAGGACGAGCTGTTCTAGCGCATACTTGACTCGGTGGTCAACAAGTTCGATGTTGGCTTCATTCTTAAGATACATCTGCATCTCTTGAGTTGAAACCGGCTGCTGTAATTCTTCAAGGGCTACCTGAATGATGTCCTGCAGACTTAACTGTTCGCTGTGGCGATCTGCTAGAAACTTCTTGAACCCTGGGTTATTTGCATTGTTATGCTTTGTAGTAGTGGGTGATGTCATAGGTGTAGTTATTGTCGCTTTCTTGTAGGGCGTGATTCTCGCCATGTCTCGTATCTTTGTCATGATGTCCTTCCGTCAGAGCTGGTCTCTAACTGTTTGATTATAACAGGCGCATGTGACATTTGCGGATTATGAAACACCGGTGTTTGGGATGGGGCTGTTTTGATGTCTACACGGAAGTTAGACCGGATCGAGCTCGATGCCCGATCGGATCAGCCGGTTTGTCTACACGGAAGTTAGGCCAGGAGTTCAGGCCGTCACTCGAAAGCTACCGGTCTCACGGCCTAGCCGTGAAAGGCTTGACTCATCTGGCATGCCCGTTACGTCAGCTCCGGCGTATCCGATCATCCGTTGCCATTGCGAATACGCTGATACGGTCAGGCCGTCCCAGCTTCCGTTCGTCGCGTTACGCAGGCCCGTCTTAACTGAGAGCGCAACCTGTACCCGTTCGATATGGGAATTACGTTTCCCAGGCCTCAAATTAGAAAGCTTGATCTCGGGCAGGCCGTCTACCTCAGGAGCTGGTCTCTCCCTACCAGGCCTGAAGTCAGGCCGCCCGAAACCAAGGATCTCATGACGTGAGCGTACCCGTTCGTACACGCCGTCAAAGCTTTTTATGTTTTGCTTGGGCAGGCCGCTATCCGTCATGCCCTCGATGACTCTTACCAGGCCTCGCCTGTTCCAGTCCGTCACCTCGATGACTATTCCGACGTGTCCCTGGCTAAAGGATTCAGCGCCCGTTGGGAAGTTATAAAAGACGATGTCCCCAGGCCGTGGTCTCGCGTGCCACCGTCTGGCCCGTATAAACTCGGCCAGGCCGCTTGTTGTATTTACGCAGGCTGGAATAGTGATGCCCGTCTCGCGGGCCACAACGTCAATGAAGGCACCGTTCCATGCCAAGCCTTGATATCCGACCAGGCCACCGTAATAAGAGTCCGTGCCCGTCCGGGAACGATACCCGAGGTGCGTCCGTGCCTGAGCTATAAAGTCAGCCCGTCTGTCATTTGTCTTTTCGGCCATGCCGTAATCCTAAACCGTTGAGGCAGCTTTTAGAATAACGAGCTTATATAGCCCGTCAGCGAGAGTCTCGGCCTCGTTAAGCCTGGCCGTTAACCGAATGTGCTCAATCCGCGAGGCCGCCAGCTCGATGTCGTTGTTAAGTCTGTCCGCATGTTCCCGTGCCGCGTGATATAGATCCTCGATGTTCAATCGGTGTCCGTCGCCTTCTCTTCATTGGTCTCCTCGATTATCACTGCGTCACTGACTTCAGAGTCGATTGTAACACCCTGAATGATCAAATCGGTCGAACTCTCCAAGGCTTCAGGTGCAAGCCGTGCAAGCCGTTCGGCGATAATTTGCGCCGCAGGCCGTCCGTCAACAACCTTGGCTGTCACGTCGAACTCCTGGCCGCCACGGATTCCTGCACGGTCGAGGATCTCGGTGGAAGCCTTAAGCTTCACCGGTTCCGAGGCCGCGTTTAACATTAGGTCCTCAAGCATGTCAACCGCGTACGGTGCTGCCTGGGTAAGCTTTTGCCGTGCCCGTTCGATGTCCTCGCCTGGCCGCTTCTTAATACTTCTTAAGTGAACACGGCAGAGGCCGTCATCCTTAGGCCGTCCGCTACTCCAAAGCATGCATCGGAGGCCGTCGTCTTTCACGGCCCGACATCTGTGTGGAAGCGCCGTGGCCTTCTTGGTTTCCGTGGCTACTGGCTCGTCTTGTTCCCGAACCCACATCTTGGTAGCACCAAGAACCCAAGGCGGAACGAGGTAGTCCGATGCCGACTCGGCTAGAAGTTCCAAACCGGTCAGGTAGTCTGAGTTTGGGCGGTCGCCGTCAACCATGATTGGTTTCTTCTCGGCTAGAGACAACATCCGTCTCTCAGTGGCCATCGCCTGTGACCGCGCCTGGATCAGGCCGGTCGGAACACCGTTGGTTGAGTAGACAGTATCCCAGCCCATCTTTGCACCGCGCAGGATCTTACGGTTCTCGAAGGTGTCCTCGCAGACGCCGCGTTCGGCCTCAACGATTCCGAGCTCTGAAAGATCTGGCCGCAGGTTAACTGGGTCATCAATGCGGACCTCGGGGATCTCGTCCTCGGCGTCGCCAAATAGGTTTACGTCTGTACTCATGATGAGACTATAGTATCTTTAGAAATGAAAGGAGACGGACACCACATCTCCGGGGAGAGGACTGGATGCGGTGCCCGCCTCGTTCTGACTCAAGTAACCATCACCTGCACGGGCGACGTCACTTGAAACTTAAAGCGTCGCTGTGTTGTGAGGTAGGTTAGGTTCGGTCTACTTCTTTTTCTTCGGGGCTGTCTTCTTAAGCGCCTCGGTTGCGATTGCCTGAGCAACGCGGCCGAAGGCTGGATCCTTCGAGTTTAGGAAGCGGATTGCCACCGGGACCACTGCCGCGATTCCAGCGTGAATAAGGACCACAGGGTCCGTTTCACCAGCTGTGTATAGAGCAATGACCGCCGCTAGGAAGCTGCGTCCCCAGGAGGCTGCCATAGCCTTGACCTGTGGTGTAAGTAGTTTATCCATGTTCTCTCCTCTTGCAGACACGTAGCCTGCGAGGACAACTGTATCGGGTGTTCTCCTAGGTGATCTCGGAAGTTTTTCACGAGAGTGGGGAGAACGGGCCAGGCTATGGTATCCTTAGAAACAGTTGGACCTGTCCGATTTAGGTTGTCCTCGCAAACTGCTTTGTTTTCTTAATTTACTTTGTGATGTGTTTCCAGGTTGCTGGACCAACAATGCCGTCAGGTGTACCTAACGCCTTGTTTGCTTCCTGGGCAGCAACGACCGCAGACTTGGTTGTCTCGTCATAAACGCCAGTCTGTGGTACACCTAGCTTCATCTGCATGAACTTGATGTAGTCACCTGAAGCGCCAGGACCAAACGGCTTACCTGGGAACTTAGGATCTGGTCCCGATGGGACTCCAGTATCTCTCTTGTCTGGTTTGCTTGCCGCAACCTTCGCCGCAATGGTTGTCTTGACACCCGACATAATCTGGGCTGGGTCAATGTCCTTGTTGGCGTACTTCCATGGGGATACTCTAGCTTCGAAATGAAGATGAGGTCCAGTCGAGTTTCCAGTGTTTCCAGACAAACCGATCTGCTGACCTTCGGTAACCTGTTGACCTGTCTTGACTTCTAGCTTGCTCAAGTGAGCATAGACTGCACGGATACCGTCTCCGTGGTCGATGATGATAGCGGTCCCGTAGGATCCGCCCCAAGTCACACCTGCTTTAGCCTCGAGGACTTTTCCGTCCTTGGCTGCGTAGATAGGTGTTCCTGTTGGAACTGCGAAATCAACTCCTGTGTGATAACCACAGCTCCAGTGTTTTCCCGGACGGCGATATACCGTCGTGATCTTGAACTTACTCGGGACTGGTGATGCCATAAAACCCTCCTTAGGTTTATGACAAGTAATCGTATTCTAGGAGTTCAGAGTTCGTTCTTCGCCGCGCAGGATATCCAGGGCTCGACGAGCGCCCAATGTGTAGAGCGTATTGTCGTCCTCGATCTTGGCTTCCCACTCGGCAATCAACATCACGATCTCTCGCTCAATGTCGCCAGCCCAGTCATTAACCACCGTCTCGATTAGTCGCTCAATCATTGCGAACTTTAGCGGCCACTCTTCTTCAGGGGCTAGGGCTTTCATCGTCGAGATCAACTTGTCCTTCAGTAGGTCCCTC